GGCGCGCGCGCAAGCTGGGCCGGATGGCGTAATAGATCCAGCTATGCCTGGGCTATCAGAGGCGGAGGCCGTGCTGGCCACCAGGGCGCTGCTGGGCTGCGGCGCAGAGGTGGCCGCGCAGCTGGTGGCCGCGGCGCGCGGTGAGGAATTTGATGATGTGTTACAGATTGGGCCGGATGGCGTGGCCAGGCCGGCGCCAATCACGGAGGATCCGGCACCGCTTGACTGATCCGGCGCTGGTGATATGATCCGAACAACGCAGCAGCCAGGCGAGACGCCGGCACGCTGCGTTTTTGTTGGGCCAGGGTGATCCTGATCCATGCGCGTGATGCGCAACGGGAGAAATAGAGGCAATGGCAGACGATAACCAAACCACACCGCCAACGGCCGGCGCGCCAGCGCAGGCACCAGCAGGATCCGCACCGCCAGCAGCGGCGCCGGCCACCGGCACACCGCCAGCAGGCGGCACGCCACCGGCCGCACCAGCTGCAGACGCGGGGCCGGATGCGTGGATGGCGGCACTGGCGCCGGAGCTGCAGCAGCAGATTCAGGCGCACACCGGCAAACTGGCCGGCGCACTGCGCGCAGAGCGTGACGCGCGCAAGGATCTGGAGCGCAGGGCCACGGAGCTGGCCGGCCAGGCGGCCGCGGGATCGGATGCGCAAAAGCAGCTGCAGGCGCTGCAGGCGCAGCTGCAGGCCACGGAGCGGCGCGCCCAATTCGCAGAGCAGGCGGCCGGCCGTGTATCGGATCCGGCGCTGGCCTGGATGGCGGCAGAGCGTGCCGGCCTGGTGGACAGTGCCAGCGGCCAGGTGGATCTGGCAAAGCTGCAGATCCTCCACCCGGCGCTATTCACGCCGGCGCAGACGCCAGCGGGGCCGGCCGTGCCGGCCACCAACGGCCAGGCGGGTGGCCGCGGCGCGCGCGCACTGACGCGCGCGGATGTGGAGAAAATGAGCGCATCAGAGGTTTCTGCCAGGTGGGCAGAGGTGGAGCAGGTATTGCGCGGCGGATAGCTGCGCGCATAATGGCCGGCGCTGATGCGCTGGCTGGAGGCACAACAAATGGCGATTTCGGATTTCATTCCAGCAGTGTGGGCCAGCCGGCTGCTGGTGAATCTGCGCAAGGCGCAGGTTTATGGCCAGCCGGGCGTGATCAATCGGGACTATGAAGGCGACATTGCCCAAATGGGCGATTCGGTCAAGATCAATTCGATTGGCGCCGTGACGGTGGGCGACTACACCAAAGACACCAACATGAGCGCGGCGCAGACGCTGACCAGCGCGCAAAGCGTGCTGACGATCAACAAGGCGAAATATTTTAATTTCCAGGTTGACCGGATCGACGCTGCGCAGCAGAATCCCAAGATCATGGATGGCGCAATGGCGGAGGCCGCATACGCGCTGCGGGATCAGATGGATCAGGATGTGGCGGCGCTGTACGCGGACGCGGCCAGCGCAAACCTGATCGGCACAACGGGCAGTCCCAAGACAGACGCGGCAACGGCCGGCCAGCCGTACGTGTATCTCACGCAGCTGCGCCAGAAACTGGCGGAGGCCAACGTTCCGGACGATGGCCAGCGGTGGGTGATCATTCCGCCGTGGTACGAAACCTATCTGCTGCAGGATTCCAAATTCGTGGCCAACGCGGCCAGCGCGCCTGGGGAAAATACCATCCTGAACGGCCAGATCCGGCAGGTGCTGGGAATGCGCGTGATGGTTTCCAACAACGTGCCCAACACAACGGCCACCAAATACCGCATTGTGGCCGGCCATCCGATGGCGTGGAGCCTGGCGGCGCAGGTGAACGAAGTCACCGCCTACAACATGGAGCTGCGTTTCGGATCGGCCGTGAAGGGGCTGATGCTCTACGGCTGCAAGGTGACGCGCGCCAGTGCGTTGGCCGTGCTGACGATCAACCCAACCTAACGGCTGGAGCTGATCCAACGGAGGAAATCGAAACATGGCAAACGCAACTGCAATCACTGTTACCAGTCTGACAGAAAATCAGATCGCCACCGCGCAGCCTACCGCGGATGTGCTGGACACTGGCACGGCCGCGGTGACGCTGCCGGCCGCCATCGGAGGCGCCGCCAATCGCTGCATTCTGGAGGTCAAAAATACCGCGGCCGCCAACCTGGTGGTTTCGGTGCTGGCTGGTGACAATCCACCGGCGCAGAATGCCGGCCAGGGCGCGCTGGCTACCGCGAACATCGCGCAAAACGCCACCCTGATCCTGGGGCCGTTCGGATCGGATCGGGTGATTCAGGATGACGGATCGCTATCCGTGACATTCACGCCGGCCAGCGGCACGATTGGCGCCACTGTGCGCTGCTACAAGCTGCCCAAGCTGTAGAGCAGGGCGGAGGCACACGCAATGGCCGCACGCAGCACAATGGCCGTGCTGATCACCAGGCTGCGCATGCTGGTATCAGATCCGGCCGGCGCCAGCCAGGTATGGGCGGATGATGATCTGCAGCTGGCGCTGGACGCGCACCGCCACCAGGCACGATATGCGGAGCTGGCGCCACTGGATACAGTGGCGCCAGGTGGGGCTATCAGCTGGCTGGTGTGGGTGGCCACGCAGACGGATTGGGAAGATTCGCCGGAGCTGGTGAATGCGTCCTATACCGTCCTGACGCCGGCCAGCAGCGATGTGATCCGCGGCCGCTGGACATTCAGCAGCCACCAGGCTGCTGGCGTGCTGATCACCGGTGATGCATTCAACGTATACGCGGCCGCGGCTGATGTGCTGGACATGTGGGCGGCTAAGGTGGCGCGGGAATTCGATTTCTCCACTGATAACGCATCCTTCAAACGCAGCCAGCAGGCGGCCGCGCTGCGCGCGCAGGCGGAGGCATACCGCACCAGGGCCGGCCAGTGGGGCCAGGGGCCAGATGATGTGGGCGCCGGCGCGTACGGGATAGAGGTCTACGCATGACGCTGCTATCTAGCGCGCAGATCACGGCCATGCGCAGCGCGGCGGATCTGGCGCTGCCTGATACCGTGGTGATCAGCCGGCGCACGGCGGCCAGTGATGGCGCAGGCGGCTGGAGTGAAACCTGGGCCACTGCGGCCACGGTGGCCGGCCGGCTGCAGCCAAAGTATCAGATCAGCGGATCAGAAAACGTGGCGGCTGGCCAGATCCAGGCGGTGGCGCAATGGGTGGCCACACTGCCGGCCGGCACGGATCTGCGCGCCGGGGATCGGGTGACGGTGGCCGGCCGCACGTTTGAGGTGCAGGCCGTGCTATCGGCTGGCGTGGCCTGGCGGATCAGCGTACGCGCAGATCTGCGTGAGGTGGTGGCCTGATGGGCGCTGATGTGCGGGTAACGGTTTCGCTGGTGCAGCTGGAGCGCATGCAGGCGCAGGTGCAGACGCGCGCCACGGCCATCATTCGCAAACTGGCGATGGATGTGGAGGCAGAGGCCAAACGCACCGTGCCGGTGGACACTGGCACGCTAAAGGCCAGCATAACCAGTTTCGAGCGGCGCCGCGCATTGTGGTGGGTGGCCACCAATGTGGAGTATGCGCCGTTTGTGGAATTCGGCACCAGCCACATGGGCGCGCGGCCATACCTGGTGCCAGCTGCAGAGCGGATCCGGCCGGCATTCCGCGCGGCATGGGATGCGCTGCTGCGCATGTGATCAGCGATGAGCGCAATAGATGTGGCCGTGTTCAATAAGTTAAGCGGCGCGGCCGGATTAACGGCGCTGGTTTCGAGCAGGATCTACGCGCGCCTGGCGCCACAAGGCACCGCGGCGCCGTATGTCCTATTCAGCCACCAGGGTGGCGGCCAGGTGAATCTGGAGCCGGTGGATAGGCTGGAGCTGGTGTACTGGATCCGCGCGTATGCGGCCACGCAGGCTGCGGCCGGCGCAATCGACGATCAGATCAGCGCGGCGCTACACCGCCAGGCGCTGACGGTTACGGGCTGGGCGCATCTGGGATGCCAGCGGGAAAGTGATCAGCGGCTGGAGGAACGGGACGCGGCCGGCGCGCTGATCTGGATCACTGGCGCGCTGTATCGGATCCGCGCGCAATCGACATAAAAACGGAGGACAGGAAACATGGCCAGTTATCTGGGATCTGCTGCGGTGATTTCGTTCGGCGGCACCGCTATCAATACCGTCTACAGGAAGGCGAAAACGGATGAATCCATTGCGCTGGTGGACAAAAGCGCCGGCGCGGATACGCACACCAGCTATCTGGCTGCGCTGCGGGAGTCCACGTTTACCGTGGATTTTCTGATGGATGGCGTTACGGTGTGGGATGCGCTGGTGCCAGGCACCAGCAGCGCGGCGCTGATCTGGGGGCCGGAGGGATCCACCACTGGCAAGCCAAAATACACCGCCACCGCGGTGGTAAAAAAGCGCACCAAAGACCAGGCATACAACGATTTGGCGCTGGCCACGGTGGAGTTTCAACTACAGGGCGCCTGGGTGCCCACCAGCTACTAAGCGCGGAGGATCTGACACATGGCCAGCTATCTGGGCACAAATGCATATATCAATTTCAACAGTCAGACGCTGAGCGTTGTTTACCGCAAGGCGAAATCCGATGAATCCATCGGCCTGGTGGACAAAAGCGCCGGCGCGGATACGCACACCAGCTATCTGGCCGCGCTGCGGGAAACCACCTTCACGGTGGATTTCCTGGTGGATGGCGTGGCGGTATGGAATGCGCTTACGCCAGGCCAGAGCGCCACGCTGGAATGGGGGCCGGAGGGCAACACGGCCGCCAGCGGGAAACCGAAATACACCGCCACGGCGCTGGTTAAAAAGCGCACGCGCGATGAGGGATATAGCGATATCAATACCGCCACGGTGGAATTTCAGCTGCAGGCGGCCTGGACGCCGGCCACGTACTAACATGGCCAATATCACGCGGGATCAGATCCTGGCGCTGGCTGCGGCGCCGGCCACGCATGCGGTGGACATTCCAGAGCTGGGCGGCCAGGTGTGGATCCGGCCGCTAACGGTGGGCCAGGTGCTGGAGCTATCCAGGGCCGGCGCCAACACGGATGCAGAGGCACTGCCACGCATGATCGTGATGGTGGTATGCGACGAAACCGGCGCGCGCCTATTCACGGATGCAGATCTGCCGGCGCTGGCGGATCTGCCGGTGGCGCTGGCCGGCCGGATCATGGCGGCCATCCAGCGGTTTGGCGCAATGGACGCGGCCGCGGGAAAAGCTGGCGGCGCCGGCTGATAGAGGATCCGTCACTGCGGTATCAGTACCGCCTGGCAGAGCGGCTGGGCGTGGATGTGGACGATATCGCAGCCTGGCCGTGGGAGAAATTCCGGCGCTGGATGCTGGCCGATGAGGTGGCATACATGGCGGATCGGATCCGCGGCACGCAGGCCGGCGCCAATATGACGGAGGCGGACGTTTTCGGGATCATTGCAACGGAGCAGGAGGCGCACGATTGGGCCGGCCTGCTACCGCATGGCGGTGGATGATGAGCAGCGAAATAGCCAGCCTGTATGCGTCCATCGGCGCAGACACCAATCCGCTGGAGCGCGCGCTGGGCAAGGCGCACGGACTGCTGGCCGGCATGGGATCCAGCATGGGCGGCGCCATATCCACGGCCGTGGGCATTGGGATAGCGCAGCTGGCTGGCGGCGCTATCAAGCTGGCCGGAGGCGCTATCACTGGCGCCATTGGCCAGGCCAGCACATTTGAGCAGACGCTGGCCATGCTGGGCGCTGTAACTGGCGCCACCAGCGGCCAGCTGGGCCGGCTGTCGGATACGGCCATCCAGCTGGGCGCTGATACCACACTGCCAGGCACCAGCGCGGTGCAGGCGGCGCAGGGGATGATGGAGCTGGCAAAAGCTGGCCTATCCGTGGATGCGTCCATTGCGGCCGCGCGCGGCACAATCCAGCTGGCCAGGGCGGCCAACATATCAGAGGCGGAGGCGGCCACCATTGCGGCCAATGCGCTGAATGCATACGGGCTGCAGGGAAACCAGGCCGGCATGGTTTCGGATCTGCTGGCGGCCAGTGCCAATGCCAGCAGCGGATCAATTCAGGATATGGCATTTGCGCTGCGGATGTCCAGCGCGGTGGCCAGTAACGCTGGGGTTTCGATTCAGGATACTGTTACGGCCATTTCGCTGCTGGCCAATGCCGGCCTGCAGGGGTCGGACGCCGGCACCAGCCTGAAAACAATGCTGATTAGCCTGCAATCGCCATCCAAAGAGGCGGCCGGCACGTTGAAGGATCTGGGGATCAGGGTCTATGACAGTAAGGGCCATATGAATGATCTGCAATCCATTCTGGGCCAGCTGCAGGGCGCCACTGGTAAGCTAACGCAGGAACAAAAGGCGCACGCGCTACAGACGATTTTTGGCACGGATGCGATACGCGCGGCCAACATTCTGCTAAAGGCCGGCACGGCCGGATTTACTGAGATGAGCGCGGCCGTGAACAAAAGCGGCGCCGCGGCGGATCTGGCCAGCGCGCAGAATGCCGGCATGGCCGGAGCGGTGGACGCGCTGAAATCCACGGTGGAGACGCTGGGCCTGACGTTTGCCAAACCACTGCTGGCGCCGCTAACCACGGCGCTGCGCCAATTCACGGATTGGATTGGCGGCGCTGATGCGCAGGCCGGCATAACGCAATTTGGCGCCACGGTGGGCCAGGTGCTGGCTGATGTGGTGGGCTGGGTGATCACACACTGGCCGATGATCCAGCAGACGGTGGCCGATGTATTCTCTGCGGTGCGCACCGTCTGGGATGGCGTGCTGGCGCCGGCCATCGCCGGCATTGTCGGCGCATTCCAGCAGGCCGTGCTATGGGTTCAATTCAACTGGCCGCGGATCCAGGGCCAGATCCAGAGCGGGGCCAGTGAAATTGAGCGGATCTATAACGCGGTGCTAAAGCCGGCCGTGGATTTCGCGGTGGGCCTATTCCGCCAGGTGGTGGCATGGGTGCAGGATAACTGGCCGCTGATGCAGGCCACGGTGGCCACCGTGGTGGCGAAGGTGCAAGAGGCATTCGAGCGGTATATCCGGCCGCTGCTGCCGGTGATTACGGAGATTTTCGGCGGGATCAAACAGACGGTGGAAAGCGTGGTTAACGTGGTGTTGGGAATAATCCGCACCGTTATGCAGGCCATCAATGGAGATTGGGCCGGTGCCTGGGAAACCATCCAGGGGATTGGGCGGGATGCATGGAATGCCATCCTGGGCGTGATCCGCACCGCTAAGGCCACACTAGAGGGGCTGATGCAGACCATCGGAAAAGCCATAGAGGACACATGGAATAATCTGCTGCGCACGATTACCGGCCTGGGCGCGCAGATCTGGCGCAGCATTGTGCTGGCCTGGGAATCCATCGTAGCCAGCCTTAACGAAAAGCTGGACAAAATCAAACAGGATGTGGATACCGCGTGGCGCAATCTGGTGGCGGCCATCACCGGCTGGGCCAGCAGCGTATGGAATGCGGCCAAACGGATCTGGGAACAATTGTGGACGGATGGGCCGGAGGGGCTACCTGGCCGGTTTCTGGCGCTGGGCCGCCAGCTGATCGATGGCCTGGTAAACGGAATACGCAACGGCGCAGAGGCGGCATTCGGGGCCATGCGCTGGCTGGTAGATGGGATCATCACCGTGGCGAATCATAATTTCGGGATCCAGAGCCCATCCAAAGTATTCAGACAGATGGGCCAGTACATGATGGCCGGCCTGGCGGATGGGATCACTGGCGGGGCCAGCATGGCGGCCGCGGCAATGACGCGCGCCACGGATGGGCTGCGCGCGCCGCCACCGGCCTGGGCGCCAGCTGGGGCCAGCCAGGCGGCCGGCGCGGGATCGGCCGGCCAGGCTGCCAGCCGGCAGTATGTGCTGAACGTCAACACTGTAAGCCAGGCGGAGGATCTGCTGGCGGATTTCGCGCTGCTGCAGGCGCTGGGGGGATGATCGGTGGCGCAGTCTTATAAATTCGTAATCGGTGGCACCACGTATAACCTGGCCAGTGATCTGGGCCTGGTGGTGCAGCAGATGCTGGGCGGAGGCGCGCCACCGGTGGACAATATCGCCAGCCAGTATGCGCTGACGGATGGCGCCTATTTCCAGCGGCGGATCCACCGGCCGCGCACGGTTACGCTGGTTTGCCAGCTGGCCGGCACCAGCGCAGCCAACCTGGCGGCGCTGCGCGCGGATCTGGTGGAGCTGCTGCTGGGCGCCGGCGCATTCACGCTGCGCTATTCGCCCAATGCCGGCACAATCGCGGAGCTGGATCTAGCAGTGCGGTATGCGGGGGGGCTGGATGGCGGCCAGGTGAATTCCAATATCGAGCAGCTGGCCATCCAGCTGCTGGCCGTGGATCCGTTCTGGATCGCCAGCGCAGCGGCGCCAGCATCATTTGGAGGGGTGGGCGATTACATCGCGGCCGCGGCCGGATTCATGCGCACCAGCCTGGCCTGGGCCGCGATGACCGGAAGCGGATATCCAACGGCCGCGGCGCTGACGCCAGGAAGTGTGGCAGTCAATTCTGCCGGCACCGTGGTCTATATCTGCAAGGGATCCACGCTATACCGCTGGGCCAGCGGTACCTGGAGCAGCTGGACGGCAGATGCTGCTATCAATTGCGTGGCATTCAAAGCTGATGGCGTGGGCGTGTATGTGGCCGGCGCATTTACCACGATCAACGGGGTGGCGGCTGCAGAGGTGGCCAGTTTCGATGGCGTAAGCACATTCACCGGCTACACCACGCCAGGCGTGGGCGCCGTGGTGGCGCTGAAAACGGACACGTTCTATCTGGGCGGGCCGGTGGTGTGCGGGAGCAGCGGCGCCAAATGTAAATGGTATTCACCTATTCTGCCAGGCTGGGTGGCGGTGGCAAGTGGCACGCCGGCCGGCACCGCCACCGCGCTGGCCATGCGCGGGGATGGGAACGCATGGATTGGCACCAGTACCGGATATCTGGTGCTGGCCAGGTTCTTATCCGATACGGTGCCATCGCCGGCGCCATCGGCTGGGAAAATCAACGCGCTGGAGGAGGACGCCAACGGCATTCTATGGGTGGGCGGGAATTTCACGCTATCAGGCGTAACGCGCTACCTGGCCGGCTGGACTGGATCGGCCTGGATCATTCCATCTGGCGTTACCACGGAGGTGCTGGCGCTGCGCTGCACACAGGCCGGCGCGGTGTATATCGGCTGCACCGCAGATGCATTGGGCGGATCATTTCTGGAAATGGTGGCCGGTTACGTGTGCCTGCATGTGGCCGGCTGGGAAATGAAAACCAGCGGGGTGGTGGCCATCGGATCCAACTACGCTGGGGATGTGCTGGTGGTGGCGAAAAACGGCACAACGCAGGCATTCACGCACAAAACCTTATCCGTCACTGCGGCCGGATCGGATGGCCATTTTACGTTGGTTTTCACATGCACGGCCACATGCACGATCAGATCCATTGCCAATTACACCACGGGCGTATATGCCAGTTTGGAGCTGGATTGTGTGGCAGGTGAGGTGGTGACATTTGATACGCGCGCCGGCACGATCACCAGCAGCGCGCGCCGCCGCCTGGCCGGCCAGCTGCTGAACGGGATTTCCCTATCCGCGCTGGCGCTACAAAAGGGCACCAATACGATAGCCATCCTGCTGGATCAGCCGGACGCGGTGCCGGCCACGGCTGCGATAACTGCGTCTGGACGCTACTACAGTTCGGAGGGGCTGGCCTGATGGCCGATGTAAGCTACCTACTACAGATCCAGAATCCGGCCGGCCAGCTGGTGGCAGAGGTGGGGCCGCTGCTGGATCTGGACGCTGGCCGGAGTATCAACACGCCGGCCGCGCTGCGGGTGCGGCTGGCGCCGGACGCCATCGCGGCCACCGTTCTGGTGCCAGATGCCAGGCTGCGGCTGCTGCGCGCCGGCACGGATGCGGTGGCGCGCGTGGCGCTGGGATCGGATTTCCTGCTGCGCAGCTGGCGCCAGGGATACGCGGCCAATGAGGAATTTATCGAGCTGGCCGGCCAGGGCGTGGCGCAGATCCTGGCGCGCCGGATCGTGGCCTATGCGGCCGGATCGGCGGAGGCAGAAAAAGCGGCCGCGGCTGCATCCAATATCATGCGCGCGCTGGTGCGGGAGAATCTGGGATCCAGCGCGGCCGGTGATCGGGATCTATCGGCCTGGCTGCAGGTGGAGGCCGATGATGGGATCGGGGCCAGCGTGGCCAAATCCGTGGCATGGCGGCCGCTGGATGGCGCGCTGGCGGATGTGGCGGAGGCCAGCGCGCAGGCCGGCACGCTGCTGTATTGGCACATCGCCTGGAATGCCGGCGCTGGGAAATATGAATTCCAGATCCGGCAGGGCCAGCCAGGGGCCGACAAAACCGCCAGCGTGCAGCTGGATAGCGCGGCCGGGGATGTGCAGGATGCGGTGCTGCTGCGCGATTACGCGGAGCAGCTGACGCATGTATACGTGGGCGGCCAGGGGACAGAGGCGGCGCGCACCATTGTGGAAGTGGATGCGCCAGAGCGGCTGGGATCATCACCGTTTGGCAGGGTGGAGGGTTTCACGGATCGCCGGCAATACACCAGCAGTACCGGCATGGCCGATGAGGGCCGCGCGGAGCTATGGGATCGGCGCGCGCGCGTCCTATTCTCCGGCACGGTGAACGCAGGCGCCTGGGAATACTCCAAATATTGGGATTTCGGGGATCGGGTGAGAGTGCTGCATGCAGATCAGCTGCTAACGTGCATGATCAACAGTGTGCGGATCCGGCTGGCGGGTGGCGCAGAAACCGTCACTGCGGATCTGCGGGAGGTGGCATAGCATGGCAGGGCAGGTGCAGGGCGCGCTGGCAGATCTGCTGCGCACAATCGGGCGGATGCAGCGGCGCCTGGATGCGCTGCAGGCCGTGGAGACGGATACCGCTGGCGGTGGCGGCGGATCCGGCACCGTTACCAGCGTGGCGCTGGCGCTGCCGGCCATCTTGACTGTATCTGGATCACCAGTGACAACGGCCGGCACACTTACGGCCGTGCTGGCCAACCAGAGCGCAAACCTGGTATTTGCGGGGCCGGCCACTGGAGCGGCTGCGGCGCCTACATTCCGCGCGCTGGCGGCTGCGGATATGGCGGCCAGCGTGGCCGGCACGGCCGGCGCCATCGCCAAATTCACGGCCGCAAACGTGGTGGGCAATTCCATCATTACAGAATCCGGCGCCGCTATCAGCGTGGCCGGAGCTATTACGGCCGTTGGCCAATCCAACGCCAACCAGCTGATCCTAAAAGGATTCAGCACACAAACGGCCGGCCAGATCCTGATCCAAACCAGCGCGGCCGGAGAGCTGGCGCGCGTATACGTGAATGCTAACTATTCGCTGGCCATCGGCTACCAGGCCGGCGCCGCGCTTACAACGTCCACCGGATCGGTGCTGATCGGCTACCAGGCTGGAAACGCGCTGGTTTCCAATGATCTGGTGGCCATCGGCTACCAGGCCGGCTATTCATGCACGGCCGCGCGAAATGTGTTCATTGGGAAAAACGCCGGCAGGCTGACCGTGGGCGGGGATTACAACGTGGCCATCGGAGAGGGCGCGCTTGCGTCCAACGTATCAGGCCAATCATCGTTTGCGCTGGGATACGGCGCGCTGGGGCTGGCCACCGCATCAGAAAACGTGGCCATTGGCGCATCGGCGCTACAGAAATGCACAACGGGGTACTACAACGTTGGCATCGGCACGCTGGCGCTGGGCGAGCTGCTGGGCGCCACTGGAAACTGCGCCCTGGGCCAATCGGCGCTGCGGTACGTGGTAAGCGGAACGGACAATACCGCAATGGGCACCAGCGCAGGCTATGCCACTACCGGATCCAATAATGTGATGATCGGGCATTCAGCCGGTGCGCAGATCACTGGATCCAATAATGTGTGCATTGGCTGGCACGCCGGCCACTACACCGGATCGCCATCTGGCGTGGGTGAATGCGTTTACATTGGCGTTCTGGCCGGCAATGGCACTGGTAACTATTGCGTTGGGATCGGCCGTGAGACGCTAACGGCCACCGTAACTGCGGCCACCGCGGTGGGCTACCAGGCTGGCAAGGTGGCCACCGGCGCCGGTGGCGTTTTCCTGGGCTACCAGGCTGGCGTGGCGGCCACCAGTGGGGCCAATAACACGATCCTGGGATATCAGGCCGGCGCCAGCCTGACCACAAACGGCGGATGCGTGATGATCGGATACCAAGCCGGCAATGCAGAAACCGCGGCCAATAAGCTATACATTCACAATTCGAGCAGCACCACACCGCTGATCTATGGGGATTTCAGTGCCCCATCTCTGACATTCAACGGCGCCATTACGGTGCAGGATGCCAGAAACATATCAACTGGCACCACCACTGGCACGATCATGGCCACCACAACGGCGCAGAAACTGGCATTTCACGGCGCCACGGCCGTGATCCAGCGCGCCGGCGCTGCGCAGGCGGCGGTGGCCACCACGGCCGCCACCAATACGGCGCCATATGGATACACCACGGCTGCGCAGGCGGATGCCATCGTTACGCTGGTGAATGAAATCAGGGCCACGCTGGTGGAAAAGGGCATAATGAAGGGGGCCGCATAAGATGGCAATAAATCCAGGGGATAAGATATCGGCGCTGACAAATCCGCAGTGTGGGCTGCTGCGCACGGAGCTGCTGGAGCTGATGCAGGCGGCCGGCCTGGCGGATCCAACGGTGCGGCAGACCAAACGCAGGCTGCGGATGGGGATAGATGCGGCAGATGATCTGGCAGACGCGCGCGCGGAGGCGGCCGCTATCGAGCGCCACAACGCGGCCAGGCAGGCGCAAGATCTGGAGCTGCAGCCAATCCGGCTGCGGCGCCAGGCCAGGGCCGGCGCAGACTATGGAGCAGACTGATGGAATTTACTACCTGGGAACGTGTGCAGCTGGTGGCCATCGTGGGCGCTATCACCGGATCCGCGGCGCAGATCCGCGCGGCCGGCCGGCTGCTGGATGTGCTGGAATTCACGGAGGCAGAGGCGGCCGCGGTGGGCCTGGTGCAGACGGAGGGCGCGCTGGCCTGGCGTGACGCGGATAAGGTGTGGCCACTGGAGCTGCCAGCCGGCGCCACCGGCCTGATGCGCAAAGCGGCGCAGGATTACGCGGGTTTCCAGGCGCGTGATCGGCGCTGGATCCGCGCGCTGATGGATAAGCTGGACGCGCAGCCGGATCCGGTGTCCACCAGCGCAGAGGGGCCAGCCTAAAAAATGCCTATATTTCAGGCATGCGCTACAATGCGCGCAGCTGCGCCGGCATGATCGGCCAGCTGCGCCGGCGCGTGGATCAATCGAAATAGCGCGCGCCGGCGCAATCTGGTTTAATCGGGGCTGATGGACTATCCGCCAATCTGGACGCCGGCGCCAGGCGTGACGCTATACCAGGCAGACTGTTTAGAGGTGTTACCGACATTGGCCGGCCTGCAGGCCGTGATCACGGATCCGCCATATGGGATCCAATATGACGCCAGCCATACAAAGTATCTGGGCGGCACTGATCGAGATGGCCAGGCGGATTGGGATCTGGCGCCATATGATCCGGCGCCTATCCTGGCGCTGGATCTGCCATCGGTGATCTGGGGCGCGCAATGTTTCGCCAGCCGGATGCCAGATCGGCCGGCCTGGCTGATCTGGATCAAAACGCAGCGGGATGGCGTCCAGATCCGCCAGGCGGAGGCAGAGCTGGCCTGGTGCAACGCCATCCAACGCACGCAGATAATCCGGCATTTGTGGATTGGCGCATTCCGTGATTCAGAATCCGGCCAGGCAAACATCCATCCAACGCAGAAACCGGTGCGGGTGATGGCCTGGTGTATGGACGCGGCGCGCGTGCCGGCCGGCGCGCTGGTGGTGGATCCATACATGGGATCGGCCAGCACCATCCTGGCCTGCATACGCACTGGCCGGCGCGCCATCGGGATAGAACGGGATCCGGCGCATTATCAGGCGGCATGCGTCCGGGTGGCCGCGGAGCTGCAGCAGCCATTTCTGCTGGCGCCCATCCAGCCGGCGCTGGTATAACCTGCCCTGCCCTGCCCTGGCGTGTATATCAAATTGTGATACAATGCGCATGTGGCTGGAATTCACCAGCCGGATGGAGGGATCAGATGGCAGACAAAACCAAACGCGCAGGCCGGCCGACATTGCACGATTACGCAACGGCAGAGGTTATCCGGCGCGCCACGGCC